CGGGCATAGGCCCACCCTGTTTTTGTGTCGCTTGGTTCGCCAACTCCATCCACCGCGCATTGGCGTTGGCGATGATCGTTGGGTCGAGGTCGTCCTGCAACAGAATATCCCGTTCCAGTACATCTTGGTGAATCGCTTCGTTGTCCTGCCACCGCATCTCTGGAACCGCCAGCCCTTGACGCAGCGCATCCGTGACGCGCTTGGCCCTAGCTTCCTGATCCTCGTCTGGGCTAGAGATGTCCCGCGAAACCGCGAACTGCTGCCGACGGCGGTACTCCTTCACGTCGATAATCCCTGCTTGGAGCCAGTTATCCAGCATGTAGAGCCGGAAGGCCATTGGCATCGGCATCATCGTGGCGGCTTCGACCCGCACATCCAGCGCCCCATTCAGGTCTTCGCCCGTGACGGCACGAGCCAAGTCAGGACGGCCTGCACCAACGGCACCCAGCGCACGGGGCACATCATAGCCCCACGCCATCATCGACAAACAGATTTTCGCCCAGTCGGTGTAGGCTTGGGCAAGGGCTTGGACGGGTGGAGCAAAGACGCGCTCCAGTTGTTCGCGGCTGGCAATGATGGCACGGCCTGATTCGCCCGTGACCTGCCCACGGCTCACGGCATTGTAGCCCGACGCATCCTCAAACGCCTGTTTCTCCAGCGCCAGCGCCTCTTTGACGTCATTACCGACCGAAAACCCACTGACGGGCTGGATGCTATCGCTCATGGCACCCGCACCACGGACTTCGATCATCGACGTGACGCCGCCGAGGAATGTTTCGGTCGAAATGGTGTTCGGACGGGTCAGGAATCGGCCACCCGCATTGACACGGATGTTCTCAATCCACTTCGACAACAGCGCATTGATCCGCATCTGGTGATCGACCCACTGTTCCATCACGGGACGAGGGAAATAGCTCGGATCGCTCGACCCATCCCGTACCGGCACCACGGGAATCATCCCAAAGAGCAGATCGGTCGGGCCAAACACCGCCGTATCGCCCACAATCACGACTTCCAGCCCACCGGGAAGGATGTCTGGCTGTGGTGCGACGTACAGCGTAAAGCGTTCTGTCGTTTCTTCGTCGCGGAGTCGGTCGCCTTCGCCAATCGTGGTCTGCGACAGCACCCAGCTCCCCAACCCCGACTCGCCAGCCGTCGAAGTCTGGTGTCCAGCCGCGAGTTCCTGATTCGACGCCTGCAATCCCGTAATGCCGTAGCGGTAGGCCGCTTCAGACGAGGGGATCACTTCCCGAATCAGCACCCACGACGGAGGACGAGTCGCAGTTGCATCCGGCGACACCCGTACCTGCTCAACCCGCACGGTCTGGATATTGATATCACCCAACGGGACGCGCTCACCGGGCTTATCGCCCAAGCGGTCATCCCACGGGCCACGGTCGGCATCCCAGTAGGTGTGCCAGAAGGCCACGCCATCGGTCTGCGCCCAGTAGGACGCTTCACGGGCTTGCCGTTCCATCTGGAGCTGGTCGAACTGGTACTCACACGCCAACTGCCGTGCCTGTGCCTTCCGCTTGTCTTCAGGGTCAGAGGTCATCGGCTGAATGGAGAAGCCGGGCCGCTGGTCCATCATAATCTGCAAGCGTTGGTCGAGCGCCTTGTTGATGAGGTTGTAGACAATCCGCGCCGACTCTCTTGGACGCAGCGGTTCACGCCACGGACCTAAGCCGTTGGCACTCACCCATTGCTGTCCCGCACGGAACAGCCGATTCCGTTCGACCAAGTGCAGATGCATCGAGACCGCGCCACGGCGACCACTCCACAGGCTCCGTACCCAGTCCGCCCACGCGCTATCCTGCGGTGGGGCGTCCTCGCCAAACGTCAGGGGGCATTGGTCACCGAGCAACGCCTTGAGCAAGGCAATGCGGTGTTCTTCTTCCGACCGTCCATCGTCTTGCGGCGGGTTCGGGGCGGTCTGGTCGTTTGCGGAGGTTGGGGAAGTGGCCCCACCAGACAGGGCTTCATCCACCATCGCCTGCATCGTCGCTTCATCAAACGGTAGCGTCACGACATCACTCCAATCCCAAGGGCGCGACGGGTCTTATTCCAGTCTTGACCGACGCTCAGGTACTTCTCTCGTGCAACCTGAAGATGCTCGTCCTGCGCCCACGGTTCCGACTGTTCCGACGCCCACGCAATAATGTCATCCGGTAGAACGACCTGCGCTGGCGTTGTCTTCCCTAGCGGGACAGGTGCAAAGCGTTCGGCAATCGGCGCGAAGCGCCAGATGGCATAGGCAAAGACCGCCGGCCAGAGAATCTGTCCAATCACAGTGCGCCCGCCAGCAACGGGTCAGGCGCAACCGGCTCAATACGGAAATCATATATCCGCTTCACGGTCTGCAACGGACCCAAGACGTTGATGACTTCCGACTGCGACGAGCCGGGGGTCAGGGTCGCCTTCCGGTTCTCTAGTTCCAGCATGAGGCTGTGCGCCTGATGCGTGTTCGGGCTGGTCGTGTCGAACAAGCCGTTATCCAACTCGCCCTTCAGTTGGCTCCACATCTGAATCTCACGCACCCGATCACGGGCGACCTGCTCCATCGACGCCTGTCCCCATTCCGCTTCATCCAAATCCACCTTCGCTTCCGCAGCGTCCAGTGGGTCAGTCGAGTTCACGATCTTTGCCGCCAGCCGTTCCCGCTTGATAGCGTTTCGACGCATATCAAACGAGAGCGATACCAGATTGTCCAGCATCACGGTCTGCTCCCGAATACACTGCCAGTACTTGCTGGCGTTCGTCGGATGCGAGCCATCATTGAGCACCGAGATACGGGCTTCCGTATCGGTACGGAATACTTGCCGCTTGGTCCACGCATCACGGAGTTCGTCCGCGAGATGCACAACCGCCTGACGGTCGAGGTCATTCAAGACCGCAAGAGCTGGGGCAAGATCGTTCATGCCAGCACCGGCGCGACAATAGGTTTGCCTTCGGGGTCCACCTTCCCTTCACACGCCGCATCGACTAGCGCCTGTGCAGCAACTTTGGTGCTCACCGCCAGATCGTTCCGTACAATCCACGCCGTTGCTGCCGCTGAACCATCTACCACCCAGACATCGGCAGGGAAGCCCTCAATCTCAAACGCCTCGCGGTCAGGATGCGTGATGAAGCCAATGCCTGTGTTTAGGCCAATCGCATATTGGTTTGCCATAGGGTTAGGTCTGGGTAAAGGTTTTGACGCCAGCGGACCGCTTACACTTGAACGTGCCACTGGTCGTATTGTACCACACATCACCGTTGGTCGGTGAGGCAGGGTCAGACGCCAGTGACTGGAAGCTTGGCGCGGTACCAGTAAGTCCCGTTAGTGAAGCACCACTGCCGGTGAACGCCGTGGCCTTCAGTGTCCCGCTCACATCAAGCAGCGTTGTTGGCGTTGCCGTGCCAATGCCGACGCGGTTCGTTCCTGCATCAAGAAACACTAGTGCTGCATCCGTGTCGCCCTTGATACGGACATCCACATCAGCCTGTGTTGCATTGACCGTTAGGCTAGTCGCACCGGACGGCACAATGTTCGTCGTGACGTAGGCACCAGCCACTGCACGAACCGTTGTTGCGACCTGTGCTGCTGTTGCCTTCTGCGTAACTGGCGTACCGCTGGGGTCGTGCTCAATCGGGAGCAGGTCATCAGCGGTAATAGCTGACGCCGCTGGCAGCGCACTAATCTGAATAGTTGACATGGATTAGGCGACCGTAAAGGTTTTGGTCAAACTGTTCTGATAGCACTTGAACGTGTCGCTCGTGCTGTTGTACCACACATCGCCGTTGACCAGTGTAGCAGGGTCGGTTGCTACAGTACGAAAGTTTGTTGCCGTACCGCCAGTTGGTGTCATGCCCGTTACCGACGCTCCGCTTCCAGCGAACAGCGTGGCATTGACCGTGCCTGTTACATCCAGCTTCTGCGTTGGGACAGCCGTTGCAATGCCCACCTTATCCAGCCCTGCATCAACAAAGAACAGGTTTGCAGATGTTGTACCAGCAATACGAGTATCACTGTCCGCCAGTGCGGTATTGATAATGAGCGATGAGCCAGAGCCGGTAATTGCTGATGCCGTTGTCGCGCCCGTCAGGGCACGGGAATAGGTCGCCGCTTGCGTTACTGTTGCCTTCTGGTCTTGCAGTGCGCCAGCGCCAATGTCGGTAACAACAATGGTGAGGTCGGCAGCATCAGCGGTAGTAGCTGCTGGTAGGGCACTAATCTTTGTGGTGGCCATACCGGTTAGCTCACCGTAAAGGTTTTGGAGGAGCTTACAGGGCCGGTTGTGAGTTTCACTGTAGTCTGGTCACCCGAGTAGCCGGTAAACTTTACGGCATTAGTCGTAGTTCCCGCTACGGCTCCATAAAACGAGCTAAACCCGGTGTTAGAAGAGGCCGACCAGATCGAGCCATCGAACGTATTAGATGCGCTGCTAGACCATGTCATACCCAAAGCTGCGGTCTGCGACCCACACCCAATCGCTGCACCGGCATCCGTATATGCGCCACTGGTACTCCATGTAGAGCCATTGAACTTTTCTGTAGTGGTGTAGTTACCAGCAGCAGCCGACCCCGCAAACACAAGGCCCGCTGTTTGCGTACCGGCACCGCCAAACGTTTGTCGTGCCGTGACGATATTTCCCGACGTAGACCATGTACTACCGTTGTACAGGTTTGTAGTAGTTATCTGTCCAGCACTATCGGCACCGCCAGCCCCAAAGGCTGCTGTGCTAGTGCCACCGCTAGCACTACGACTTGTGGCTGTGGCAAGCGCCCCCGACGAGGACCATGTAGAGCCATTGAATAGGTCTGTTGTAGTAATAGGGGTACCAGCCGGCCACCCGCCGGCAACCACGGCAGCAGATGTCGTACCTGCACTACAGGCATTGAGGCCACGCGCCGTAGTCAACGAGCCCGTTCCAGACCATGTACTGCCGTTGAAGATATAGCAATTTGCGGTGTCAGTGCCAACGCCATCATTTCGCCCACCGGCACCCATTGCGGCTGATGATGTTCCTATGTTGCTGGTGGTCATAGCAGTCGAAATAGGATACGACCCGCTCGCGGCCCACGCGCTGACAAGTGCCGTCGTATAGCCCCTAAACGTATTTGCCGTCGAGTTGTACCAGCAGTTCGCATCGACAGGCGTCGCGGGATTCCCCGCAACCGTAAGAAACGCTGATGTCGCAATCGTTGGCAAGCTCGTCAACGCCGAGCCATCACCGCTGAACGTGGTTGCCGTCACCGTCCCAACCACCTGCAATGCCACGGTCGGGGTCGCGGTGTTGATACCGACGCGGTTATTACCAGCGTCTGTGAACAGCAGGTTCACCATCCCCGTGCTCGACACCACGACATCCTTGTCGGCTTGTGCGGTATTGATGGTCAACGCCCCGCCAGAGCCATCAAGGGTGGTCGCAGTGAGTGACCCACCCGCGCTCCGAATGTACGCATCGAGCTGCGTCCCCGTCGCCTTCTGCGTCACGGGTGTTCCCGCCGGATCGTTCACCGTCGTGAACAACGTCGCCGCCACGACACTCGTTGCGGCGGGAAGTTGTGGAATCGTTTTTGTCGCCATTACGACAGCCCTACGCTAACAACCCATTGCTTCTTTTCTTCGCTCCACTCGTAACGCTTGGTATCGTTCGGTTGCGGTATCGGTGCATTCCAGCTGAATGTTGTTTTGTCTAGCACCCACGAGGCATACGGCTTAGGTGCAAGAAACGCATCCAGTGTTGCATCGTATGTATAGCCAGCTCCTGCATAGTTGCCACGGAACGGTGTACCATCAAGCGCGTGCTGTCCGCTTCTTGTGTTATAACTTGTCTGAATCCAGTTCTTTGGATCACCTACGGCACCAGAGTCAATAAAATCCTGCTCTGCGACAATGACCCGTAGCACGGTATTGGTGCTATCAACTTCCGCAAAGTGGCTCATTGAAACTGATACCTCAGAATGACGATGCCAGAGCCGCCTGCGCCGCCTATAGCAGACAGTCCATTGCCGCCACCCCCACCACCGC